TGAAAATATACGCAACCGACTTGAATGCCAGGTTGAACTATTCGAGAATCAAGAAGAACGTAACGAAACAACTCGTCTCGGCCAAGCACAAAGTCAGAGACGCGATCGACAAAAACGTGCAAAGACTTCGTTCAGTCGTAACTGGGGAGTCAGACATGCAAGAAGTAAAGGTTAAAAACAGCATGCACGCAGGAAGCTACAATTGTATCAAGGACAAATGTGCCATTGAAACAAACACAAACGTTGTGTCCTCTAGATACATGATAAACGGAAAACAAGTCACGGCGGAAGTGTTTGCATCGGATGCAAACCCACATTGGGAAAAACCATCAAGCATCATTAATGATTACCCGTTGACTGGGCCTGAAATAAAAACGAGCAAGGGTGTAGTCAACATGTGCATGTGGGTCAGGAGCTTCAATAACCTCATGTCTGCGTTTTTCGAGAGGCACGTAAAAACGAAACTCGTGCCAGATGAGGATATGGCTAGGGACTTTGCCGACTACTGCAACGACTATTTCGACACTATAAAAGACAAATTGGAGAAAAGTGTTGATGAATACGCCATGAAATCACCACAAGAATGGGTTAACTCACATGAATCATGGAGCAAAAATAAGAAGAACAAATATATAGACGGAATCAACAAGCAAACAATAAACGGCGTGGATACGAATATTCCGAGCTACGACGTCATGATGAAGTTATTGGAAGAAAATTTCACTCACGACACAACCACGTCGACAGATCCCAGATTAATATGGTGCGCACCTCGGAAGAAATGCGGGCTACTCAATTACATGCAGCAACTGGCATTATACGCATTGAGGCAAAATGTGTACCAATTCGTGCACGCGACCAATAATAAAAATCTAGAACGGAAAATAAACGAACTGGGCTTAAATGAAAACTGGGTATCAATATCGTTAGATGGATCCAGATACGACGCACACCAGCATCAGAAAATGATTGATGCCGTCGACATAAAATTTTGGGAAACTATATTACCGTCAATAGCCCGAAAACTTCGGTGGTCTGCCCATACGCAACATACGGTCATGAAATCCATTAGACAAGACCGCGCCAGGGCTCAATTTAGATGGAAAGGCAAAGTTGTCATGACCCACGAAATAAAAGGAACTACATACAGCGGAGACCCACTCAGAACAACACTCGGGAACACACAAAGGAGCATCATGTACATAAAATATGCAATGATGCTGGCTAATCTGACCGACGACGACGTGAAGTTTCTAGTTTCAGGGGACGATGTGCAAATATGGTGCAAAAGAAGCGCATCGATACAACTTACCGACTCCATAAGAAACATATTCGCGGACAGCATGGCTGAAAGACAATACGGACTGGGTCAATGCGTCAAAAGTATCGAAATTAAGGAATGGTGGCAAGTTGACTTTTGCAGCAAAAATTCTTTGCTAGTCAACGGCAGAATTGTTCTCATACGCAACGTCTCAAAATACATTCTTAGAGGCAGATATTACAGCGGGACAAACAACGCCCTATGCAGAAATCCGAG